TCAGTCATCTTTTTTCATCATCGGGATGTCCAGCGTTGGTGAAATTTTAACCCTTCTGTCATAAGTCACAACCTGGCTTTCAGTCATGTGCCCACTGAACAATTGCTTCTCCTTACTGCTTCCCTCGTAATCAGAAATTGCTTTGGCTTTGATATCGTGAAATGTTCCCGGTATGTTCCTTCCAAGTTTTATCGCTGCTGCTTTTTTGGCGTTATTCCACCAGGTGTTGAATGTTTTTTTATTCATTTTTCCGCCGCTGGGGGACGGAATTACGTAACCTTCCGATGATTTATTTGCAAGGCTCCTGCTTGCTAAAGCAACTGCCGCCTGTAAGCGCGGAGTCCACTTCTTGATCTGTTTCTTTCCTGTTTTGTTCTGTTCAATAAAAATACCGTCTGCGCGTAGATCAGGTATTTTTAAATCAAATACATCCCCCTCGCGCGCTGCGCAAAGATAAGAGATTTCCATTGCCACCTGGACTTCCACTCGGGCGTTTTCATATATGGCTAAATAGTCCTCGTCAGGGATGTAAACGTCACGATCAACAAGGGTAAACTTACGAATTCCTCGGCATGGATTACCCTTCACGTAACCACGTTCAAATCCCCATCCAAAAACGCGGGACATACTGGACACCTCCTGGTTAGCCTGGTTCTTACTGGACATACCGCGTTGATCCATATAGATCCTGACCTGCTCGATTTTTATCGCATCAGCTTTCATTTTTCCGAAAACTGCCAGCAACTTTTTCTGGTGTTGCCTGTAATCTGACTGGGTACGTTGTGCCAGATCCGTAAAAGACGGACTGTCGAGAAAAATCCCCCAGAGTTTTGCGAATGTCATTACGTCATGACGTTTTGCCTTTTCTTCCTCATAGCGTTGCCAGAGTTTGGAAATGCTGGTATCCCTTATTTTCCCCAGCGTTATGCTGAGTTTCGTTCCTTTCGGCTTCCAGACGTAGCTGTACTTATTTTTGGTAACCCGCGGAGGCAGATGCGCGTCCTTTGGATTCTTGCGTGGTCTTCCCATAAATGGCGTTGAAGTCGGGTTCAGTTGCAACATACTCGTCAACCTTTGGTAATTCAGTCGTATTTGGTGCCAGATTCCGACGCAGAACAATCGGCCTGTTCTTCCCGTCTGTAGTAAATGGGATCCCATGGCAACGCAGCTGGCGCTGTTGTTCTGTATATCGTCTGTAACCCGTTATTTCTGCAATTTCCGCTGGTGACAGTGTGAGTTCATACATGGCTATCACCTCAGATAGCCAGCCGGTAAAATATAACCGGCTGGTGGTCGTTATTCTGAATATCAAAAATCAGTTTGCAGTCAGACGCTGCCAGATTGCTGACACGTATTTGACCTGATGTCGGGCATCAGAAAGCGCGTTGTGCATGTCACCTTCAAACGGGATGTCAAAGCGTGGATTGATACCCACAGATTTACCCAATTCGACCATGGTCCTTACATCCCTGTCATTCCAGTACGGAACAGGGAAGGGGGTATCTGTTAATGCAAATGCACGGCGAAGAATGACATTATCAAAAGAGCATCCATTACCCCATAACTGAACTGTGCGGCAACCGTTAGCAGCGTTTTCAGCTATGAAGTCGGCCAGAAGTTCGAGGGTTTCAAGCAGCCCCATTGCATCATCAACAAGAATTGCAGAACGAGCTTCCGGTGATTGTTTTAACCACCACTCGATTGTCGACGCATCGGGTTTCATGCCAAACGACATAGATGATTCAAGTCTGACGACCTGGTAAAACTCGGCACCAGTGTTGCCAGAAGAAGGATCGAAAAATATGCCACCGATAGAGACTATTGCGGCATCAGGGCCACAGCCCATAGTTTCCATATCCACCATTAAGTGGGAATAAAGTTTGTCAGACTTTTGTTCAGTAATTTGATGAACGGATTCATTATTTACCGCATCTGTTTGTTCACCAGAAGCATCAGCGCTTTCATCTGGCATAGTTGTTGTTTCGCCCTGAGACACTTCAGTACCAGCCTGGGCTTCATCGTGGACAACCTCTTCCATCTGCACATCACTGGTGGCTTCCTCGTTGTTATCTGATTTTATTTTTTCTTCAGCTGAGTGCTGGCGAACCTGGTCGACAACAGATAGTGGTTGCGCTGGTGGCGTGTTAACCAGGCTGTCTATGGAAAAGACACCATTGCCGTGGTTTTCGATATTCGGTTGCTCAGCGCGGGACCGGGCTTCAGTGACGAGTTTGTTACCAACAAAGGCATATTCTTCGCCCACCCCATAAGGGATCGTGGTTTCATTTTTACCGTTGATGGCATCGTGAACCGCGTCAAGGGTTACCGACGCAGAATTAATCTGACGGGAAGCCGCAAGAGTATCAACTGTCGGTTTTTCGTGATTACTCTCGGTCAGGTTTGCGTTGATATAGGCCCGTAGCCGAACAGAAAATTTAACCAATTCGGATGATGTGCCGCGGATAAGAGCAAAAATAGCTGCTCTGGAGTAATCAAGAATGCCGGGAGTTTCTCGCAGTGCTGCAGACCACTCTTTGAACGGGCCTTCTTTTTTAGTAATGATTTCTTTAGCGCGTCGATGAATGGATAGCGGTATATTGTAAATATCGAAATCCATCGGCAATGTGGCCGCGGCAATTTCGTAATCCAGCGTTTCCAGGGTATGAATGTAGTCAGGATTTCGGTCAGTCTTAATTCCACCTCCTGCGTTAGCGCCACCGGAAGTTCTCTGGATGCAGGACAGGCGATTACCTTTAGCCCACTCCTTCGTTAGAAGCCCGCGGTCAATATGTTCCGTATTAAACCAGGCATTCAGGAACTGGATAACGCTTGCCAGTTCTGGCGTTTTATTGTCGACAGGGAAAACTGTTTTTACGGAATTCACTGCCTTCCAGATATCAACTTCATTGGCTTTCTTGAATGGTTCAACATTCTCTGCCGCGAGCAGAAGGTTCTGGATATATGAATTATCCTGATCCAGTTCCAGGGCAATAATTTCTTTTTTCTGCTCTTCGTCGACGTGATACATATATTCACCGCCGCCAATGTCCTGCGCCAGCACGCGATGTCGGAATGACATGGTGGGTACAGCTGTTAACTTTGGGTATTTGGGGTGAGAGTCTTCCCCCTCAGTAAAATCCTGCTCGTGTTGAATATTTTCATTAACCTCGGGGATCGCATCATTTGCTGGTTGTTCGCCCGCTGTCAGTACGGTAGATTCTGGTTCTGCGGGTTCTGCGGGTTCTGCGGGTTCTGCGGGTTCTGCGGGTTCTGCGGGTTCTGCGGGTTCTGCGGGTTCTGCTGGTGCTTCGGCTACCACTATTTTTTTCCAGGTTAATCCATCCTCGCCAAGCTCGTAACGATCACACCATGTGTCATCCAGCGTACCTTCTTCAGGCAGATCGTCGACAACAAACCAGTTAGTACGTATTGGCAACTGGTGGTCAGCACCACGGCCAACTTCGATCCCGGAATCTTCCAGAAGGTTGAGAATTTCGCGTTCAGCGCGCGAGTCAGATTTTGCAGAGAACCAACAAAAGAGGCTTTTTGAGTCAGTCGCTTTGGCTTTGGCTTTGATGATATACGCATATGTGTTCATTGCGTTCGGGCTCCTTAAGGTTGTAAGATACCCGGCAGCTGATGATTGCCGCCTGTGGTAGTGGTCATTGGTCAAAACTCGTTCCGGAAAGCTTTGGTCGGCTGACCGGGTACTCAACCCGCCTTGCGCGGGTTTTGTGCTTTATGGGGCCGGGGATTTCCCCTGCGACAGCTGCGCGACGGGGACCCACTCCAGAGCATTCAGCACAGGTTCGAACGAATCCGGCGTGTGCGTAACGGCGCGAACGACATCAGCAACGCTGGGGTTCATTTTTTTGAGATGGTATCCACCACCAGCACCGCGTTGGCTGGTAACAATGTCGCTGCGGCGAAGCCTTGAAAAGATCTGTTCCAGGTAGGATACAGACAGCTTTGTTTCTTTACTGATGGAGGCAACAGACACGGCTTTCCCGCAGTACATCCTGTTCAGGATTGCCACGGTCTGGACAGATGCCACAACACGCTTCATTCCAAATTCCATTACGCATCCTTAGTCGGTTCGCGACCGTAACCGGGATTATCCCTGAGAGCATTCTGTAAAACAGGGATTGCCTCGCTGTGTGGCAACGTCAGTGCCAGTTTGATTGCCGTTGCGAATGTTTCGGCAGTCAGTTCGAATTTTCTGGCCAGTTGAACCGTCTCATCGAGCTGTTCGCCAATCGCTTCCATTTCAAAGTTGTGTTCCGTCCAGGCTTCCCCCAGAACGTCATCTTCCACTTCATCACGCAGGGCTTCTTTGACTTCGAGGACAGGTAAAATACCAATCAGTTGCTCTGCAGGTGCGGTACTGAATCTCAATGCCAGTTCGTTTGCTGACATAAAAGCCTCCAGAAAAAGGCCCGCCACGGGACGGGCAAACTAGATTCTCAACTTAACCAGAACAGGTCTTCGTCTCCTGTTTGGTTACGATGGCAGTATTACCATCACGATGCCCCGTGCACTGAGCATCAGGCTGGCAACAGCCATTGGTCAAAACTCGTTAAAAAAAAGTGGCAGGCTGTTGGTCGTCAGCCGGAATAATCGCTTCAACTGGATAGCAGTTTGTGACGCTACTTTGTTCACTTGCTGCCGACAGACACTCTCTTTCACTTCCAAAAACACCAATAACAGCTTCCTGGTAATCACCGTTTGTCATAGCGAGCGTCAGCACTAATGCGTACAGAGTGTTCATTTGTTAGCTACCTTTGCGCTATTACCATTTTTCAGAATGCGCCACAGGAAACGCAGTGGAGCGGTAAAAGCATTCCCGCGAACGGCCTGGATGCGTGCTGGCTGACGTGCGAAATCAATCATTTTCATTTCACCCTCTGCGATGACTGTTTTTAATGTCATTCCAGTATTGAAAAGTGCATGGAATGTTTGCATCTATAACTGCCTGCGTTGCCGCAATGATGTTTGCATGCCAGGTTACGCAGACAGTTGATCGCATCTGTACATAACGCAGCGACGGATCCGCCTTATTCATCAACATCCCAGCGCGTGCTGCATCGCTGGAGCTTTCAAAGCTAAAAATAACCTCACTCATGATTTATCCCTCTGCTTGTGCCGTTATCGCCCGGCTGGCGGAACGTTTGAAACCTGCTGCGCATGTCTGTTTGTCATCTCATCCGGTGTTTCGTATGCCGCCGGCAGCTACTTCGTGGGCGTCCTGCCTGGATGACTGTCTTTGCGTTGGGAATAGTATTATCGATTGAATCGATATATGTCAAATTAAATCGATATGTTGAGGCGTGAGGATTTTGCCGATTAGTTTATCGGATTGATTTTTCTTTATTTATTGGAGGGTGATGGTAGGTGGTTACTCGTTACTTGGTATTATTTTCCGTTTTTTTAGATAGGCTGTAGCAACATCGTCAAGCTCTTGCAGGCGCATTTGGATCAACTCAATAATCTTTTCTCTTTCATCATCAGTAGGTAAAAGCTCAAATTGTTCAAGAAGTTTTTGTTCCAGAATAGACTGAGGTTGTCGCTTTTTTTCTGACATGATCACAGGTATATCGTCAGCTTCAGTTTCTTCGAGAAAAAACCAATAAAGCGGAAAGCCTGTGGCGGATTGTAGCTGATCAAGGATGTCGGCTCTTGGAAGTATATTGGAATTACACCAGCCATTGACCGACTGGGCTTTAACTCCCAATCTACGTGCAAGTTCTGATTGAGAGATTCCAAGCTCTTGGATTGCTTTTTGTAGTCGCTTTCCGAAGTTCATATTCCTAGCCCGCTCAAAAACATACCTACGATTATACAGATTTTATCTGTAGCTAAACCTATCGATATAATTTGACGATATCGATTTAATTTGATTTACTTCCTGCATGTTCACTCAACGGGATATGCCAATGAAGACCTCTACTCAAAAGAAAATGTTAGCAATATGCAGTCAGGCTGAACTGGGGCGTCGCCTTAATCGTCGAGCCCAAACAGTTAATGGATGGTTCAAGAATAAGGTGCCAGGCGAACTTGTTGTGCGTGTTTCAAAAGCCGTCGATTGGCAGGTGACGCCACACGAGCTGAGGCCAGATCTTTACCCAAACCCAGCTGATGGTTTGCCGCAAGAAGGGGCCTAACTATGCACTCTGTAACTTACTCTCATCATAACCAACGAATCACAGCTTCACTGAAAACTCAAAATCAGTTTGAACCGCGGCGCCGTGATTCACTTCGCTGCCGTGCCATTTTTGAAGCCGTTCGTGAGTGGGAAACCTCGTTGCCTGGGCAGGCCCAGGAAAAGATCGCGCAGCTGGTGGCCGAGCAATGGGGGAAAGAGGGCGGTCGCGGAATATCTGTAAACAAACAGAACCTGTTTCGGTATCTGAAAAATGAAACTAATTCCAGCAAATACACGAGCTATGTCATGCAGCTCTCTCACGCAATTTCGGTTGTGATGCCGATTGAGATCGCGAGAAAGCATGGTTTACGACAGGGAAAAACAGAATGTGAGCTGGTGGCGAGTGCGATTAAGGAATGCAGTGACGCTCATCAAGCCAAGTTGCTTGGCGCGCCGCTGCACAAGCTTGAAAAAGAGATCCGCGAGGCAGCTATAGCACTATTCAACATGTTGCCAGTTGATGCGGCTGGACCACTACTGGCGAGTATCAGCGCCGTAGCGCCGCAATTTTTTTAACGAGTTTTGACCAATGATTTTTACGTCGATAATCCGCGAGGTGAGTTATGCCTAATCCTTTGCCTAAGGCTATGCCAAAGAGTAAGGCAAACAATGAGCCTTACCGCAAGGTAAAGATCACCATGTGGGATGATCCAAAATTCCGCGCGCTATCTGCTTTATTGCCGAGTGGACAGAGCCTTTTTATCTATCTGCTGACGGGACCGTTTACGGGGATCATCCCGGGGTTGTACAAGGCGGGAAGGGCTGCAATGGCTGAAGAACTAGGGTGGAATGTCGAAGCCTTCGACTTAGCCTTAGGCGAAGCCATAGCCTTAGGTATGGTGAAAGCCGACCTGAAAGCCAGAGTTTTTTGGTTGCCTAATGCTGTCAAACATAACCCTCCAGCATCAGTAAATGTGATCAAATCATGGGCGAGATCATACGAATTATTGCCTGACTGCCCACTGAAACTAGAAGCGTTTGAATCCCTGAAATCAGCCTGTTACGGGGTTTCCGAGGCTATGGGTATGGCTTTTGATAAGGCTTTCGCTTTGCCTAAGGATAAGGCAAAGGCTTTGGCATCAGGTATCCAGAGATCAGTAAGCAGTAAACAGATCTTAAACCCCTCTCTTAACGCAGGCGCGAATGAAAATTCTCGTGGGCATACCCAACCGGAAGACCCAACCCCACCAAGATACGTGGATGGCGTATCAGAACCGATCGGCAAGTTCAGCATGTGCGACACCTGGTTGCCGTCTGTAGATTTTCGGCAGCGTGCTGCGCAGTGGGGGATTCGACTGCCAGAGCCTGATTACCTTGACACTGAGCTAGCCGAATTCTCGGCGTACTGGGCATCGGAGGGGAAAGTGTTCACCCAGATCCAGTGGGAACAAAAATTCGCCCGGCACGTTGTGCTGGTGAGAACGAAAAAACAACCGGTAACCGGAGGTGACAGCAATGTGGGAACACGACCAGAACCGACAGCATCCAGAGCTGTTCAGCAAATTCAGTCAGCCCACGCAGAATGGCGGCGCCGTAACGGACTTGATGGCGACGGAAACAGCGTGGCGACTATGGCAGGTGATGGGGGAAATATTCTCGAACCGCTGGACGCAGAAGAATGGGGCAGAACCATCGACTCTGTGGATAGCTCAGATAGGTTCAATGACTGATGCCCAAATCAGTCTGGTGTGTCAGCAGTGCATGGAGCGTTGTGCCGTCGGGAACACCTGGCCTCCTGACCTGGCTGAATTCGTATCTTTGGTTTCTGACAGTGGGGCTAATCCTTTTGGACTCACGTCGGACCAGGTGATGGATGAATACCGACGCTGGCGAAATGAGTCGTATCGATATTCCGGAAGCGACAAATATCCGTGGCCGCAACCAGTGCTGTATCACGTTTGCATTGAAATGCGCAGGACGGGAGTTGAACGGCAGATGACTGAGGGGGAATTAAAAAAACTGGCTGAAAAATTACTCACTAAGTGGACGAAGCACGTCAAAAACGGCATGTCAGTTCCGCCGATTCGCCGCCAACTGGCTGCGCCACATCATCCGGCAGGGCCAACACCTGCACAGGTACTGATGGACGAGTACAAACGCCGTAAAGCGGCAGGTTTAATCAACTAAAACGAGTTTTGACCAATGACCAAACAAATTATCGATGTTTTAAAAGTGATGGGAAAAGCGACCGCGCGTGAGATTGCTGCACGAATGAAAATTGAGCCAGCTGAAGCGCTAGCAGCTCTACGTGAGCATGAAGATCTGGGGGCTGTGACTTTCATCAACGGCTACTGGGATATTGCCAGCAACGATGCACCAGTTCCGAAGGTTATTACGGCGCCAGCTGTTACCCCGAAAAAAACAACACCACTGCACAAAAACGCTGAAGTTGTCCGGGGAGCTGAACCGGCCCCCGTCACTCCGCAAATGGTTATCGATCTGCTTACTGAAAAAGGTTCGATGAACACGTCAGATCTTGCGGACCTTCTGAACCGCAATCCCCGTGGGTTAGGTACTGTGTTGCGTTCTTACGCTGACCGCGGGTTGATCATGAAAAACGGTTCAGGGAAGGGCGTTACATGGTCCTGTGTACTGACAACGCCAGAAGCCGTTCACATTTCCGCGCCGGAATTAACTGCCAAAACGGAGCAAAAATACAATGCCGATGATCTGGCAGAACCGGCCTCAATCGGAGCGTGCCCGGATGATCTGCTTATCCCTAATGTTCGTTTCATTTCAAACGAGATTCGCCGGACGAAAGCCAAGCTGGACCGCCTTTACAAACTGCGGGATGCGGCGCGCGAAGTGAGCAAACAGAATCACGGTTTGAAACGGTTAGGCGGGAGGGCGTCAGCGTGAAAACTATCAAAACGCACACCGGGATCGTCATAACTCGCGACGGGAAAAAACGGCTGAAACTGCATTCCACTGAAAACTCATGGGTTGTAGGGCGTTGTGAATCCTACGACAAAAAGACTGGTTACCGCTGGGGCGCGCCTAACATGCGCCGCCGGTTGCTCCTGGACAGTATCAAGCCAATCAGCGCGGAGGTCGCATTATGAGCAAGTCACTGCAACTTAAGTGCATCAAAGATACTGAAGGCTGGTGGACTGAAGGTGAGATGTACCCAGCCAGTGCGGTGGCTGGTGGGTTTGTCCAGGTTGGTGATAATGAAGAACCAAACGGCGAGGGCTGGAGCGCCGAGCCGATGGAATATCGGGAAGATGGTTCGATTCTGTATCAGGTTGGTGGCATTGAAGGCGAAGTTCTGTTTGAGGAGTCCGCACAATGAGCACAGATATCGAACTCATGCAGCACGCGCTGGGTATAAACGAGTGCAATAGGACGCCATATCGCAACTATTTCCTCGCTGGCGACGGTCATACGGATAACTCGAAGTGGCAAGCGCTTGTTGCTAATGGTTGTGCCACTTCTCGGCCGGCGCCTGATTTCGTTGGCGGTGGTGTTCTCTATCACGTCACAGATAAAGGCGAAGAGTTGGCGATTGCTGCGCTACCTGAGCCAAAGAAAAAGACACGATATGAAGATTACCTGGATGCAGATAGCTGTCTGTCATTCAGTGAATGGTTGTTGGGCTACCAGCTTCCAGAAGTCGAATATAACCATCATGGGAAATGCCGGATGTACCGCTGCTCATACAATGCCGCTTATGGATATCCTCGCCGTGATGTTGAGGGCGAATGGTGTGACACCAAAAAAGCGGCAAAAGCCAGTTACAAAGAGGCGCTGCGTAAATCGAAGGAGGTCGCACTATGAGCGCCAGTATCAAACATCCGGCAATCCGTTATCACGGCGGAAAATTCCGCCTGGCACCGTGGATTATTGAGCAGATGCCAGATCACGTTTGTTACGTTGAACCGTTCGGTGGAGCCGCTGGTGTCCTGCTGCAAAAACCACGTAGCTATGCAGAGGTTTACAACGATCTCGATAGTGAGGTTGTTAACCTTTTCCGTGTGCTGCGTGATCCAGAACTGAATCAGCGTCTGCAGGAAGTATGTGCGCTGACGCCGTACTCACGCGATGAGTTCCGTGCAGCGCAAGAGGCAACCGCCGATCCGGTTGAGCGGGCGCGCCGGATGGTTGTTCGCGCCTGTATGGGATTCGGTACCGCTTCCGGCATTGGTGGAGACTCCGGATTCAGGCATGACAGCAAACGCAAATACGCAACCCCGTCCCATCTGTGGGAAAGATATCCAGAGACACTGGCGGCAGTGTGCCAGCGTCTGCAGGGAGTGATTATCGAGAACAGAGATGCTCTGGCCGTTATGCGTTCCCATGATGCCGAAACAACCCTCCACTACATCGATCCGCCATACATGCTTGAAACCAGATCCAAAGGTCACCGCTATTACCGGCACGAAATGACCGTTGAAGGGCATGAGCAACTGTTAGCAGTGTCTAAAACAATGTCTGGAATGGTGATGATCAGCGGGTATGACTCAACGGTTTACAGCGACCTGTTGACAGGCTGGAAAAAAATCGAAAAAGCAGCTCGTATCAGTGCCGGGCGAGGTACGAAAATGCGCACTGAATGCCTCTGGATTAACCAAGCATGTCTCCATAAATTTAAAAAAATAATCATTGAATAAGGTGAATTGATAGAAAGTCGGCAACTACAATTTATTTATATTATTAATTTCAGAGGGTAATAAAGTTTACCCTCTGAAAAACTACCCTTGAAATTGTCGTCTTTCCTCGACTTGAGCACACAAATCATTCAAACTTTCGACTAATTCAATATGATCATTTATAGGATCGTATTCAAGCATGGATATATTGTTTGTTTTTTTAAATGCTGCAATCATTGTTCTATGCATACCCATAGATGTAGTTGCATAATGAGGATTTTCGCTTGGATATGTTATTATGTTATTTTCTAAAATCAACTGAATTTCTGGGTCGTTAACACTATATCCAATGAAAAGGATTGTATGTGTTAAAAATATACTTTCCAATGAACTAAAAAAACCGGGATAGTCTGACCTAGCTTTGAAAAAATCAGATTTTGTCAGGATTGTATGCTCGGGTGTACCAGCACAACCATGGGCTTTTACTATAATTCTTTTTGGTGACCGCATTCTGGCAATCAAGCCATTATCATAATAATTTAAGACAATATATCCATCTCTTCCATCACCTCTCAAACATAAATGTTCATAAATTCTATCAAAATTGGTTGTTACAACTACTTTCTGATCAAGGTTAAGTACGGATTTATGAATTTCAGTAGGGTTGTATCCCGAAAAGATGGATTCAATGTTTTTATTGTAATCAGCAGGTTGCATACAGTGATGTCGTATTAATTCTGCACAATCAAGATATTTTTCACTACTGAGCAGTTCTAATGCTTTTGTTTTTGAACCTTCCTTATCTTCATGGCATTTATCAATAAGTATTTTTAGCAACTTATCCCATGTTGGTGGACTAATGATTTCATCGTTAGCTCCCTTTTTCGTAGCACTTGCTGATGCACCAGAGCCAATAAATATCACACAGCGACGGGCTGCTAGTTCATCAATTAAAGAGTCTGGCCAATTTATCATTTGGCTTCTCCTTTAAGCATATCTAAATTACGAAGGAGTTTTTCAGCAATAGGATGAATAGTATTATAAAATTCTTTTACAGCTGAATACTGAGAACCAACTAAGCCATCGGTGCTTGTTAACCCATGTATAGGTACTGCATTCTTTTGCGCCAAAGGTACTAAACTGTATAAATGTTGTATGTCGCCAAGCTTGGCATTTTCTGGATGTTTTTGCAGGTACTTAGGATAGAAATCTCTAAGATATGTATTAATTTCATTTCCGACATTGCCAATAATGGATTCATAGGCTTTTGTTGCTCGTCTTTCTTTTCCATAGGATTTTGTTATATATAGCTGGACTGTATATCCTATGAAGCCTTTGGATACGCATGGCACATCAATTATATTGAAGCGATCCCTTAAAACCTGTTTTTCCTCATCCTCAAGCAAATTCCATAAGTTTATGTAATCTTTCAGCCATTTGGAAAGCCAAGTGGCAATGTTTTTAACACCAATAATACTGAATACATCAGAACCTAAGGGAGTTAAGAAATGTTGGCAACCGATTAAAACAGAGCGGTTTATCGAGCCTAAGCTTGGACCAAGGTCGTACATAACAAGATCATATTTATTCTCAAGAAATCGACATAAATGATTATTCCAGTTAGTTTGTCTATATCCTGGTCTATCACCTGCACGAAGTTGTGACCAAGCAGCTCCAAGCCTATCTTCAATAATTGCAAGATAGGGATGACCAGGTAATAGATCTACACCAAATCTATTCTCTGATGATTTTAAAAATGTAAGGTTAGTATTAATGTCTGAGTCACCGTCTTCAATCGGTTGTAGAACATCTTTTATTGTGCTGATTTTATTATTAGGGTTAATATAAAACTCTGCAGATTTTTCAATACCCATAATTAATTGAGTAGAATTACACTGAGGATCGCAGTCAACGACTAGCACTCGTTTATTGAATTCTGTTGCAATAAACGATGCTAAATTGCATGTTAAAGTGGTTTTCCCAACGCCACCTTTGTTGTTAAACATAGCTACTGATTTCAAAAGATTCTCCTTACTTATATTCAAATATTAATAGAGACTCAGCAACACTTCCTTTGCAATTTTTTCTGGCGCGTCGGGCTTCTGGTATTTCACTTGACACCCTGTCTGTCAGTTCATAGTCAGGCCATTTATCATTAATTAAATCAATTACAATATCATCAAGTCTCTTTTTTGTACTGTTTGTCGTTGTGCCCACGAAAATAGCTAGTTTCCCACCATGACGTAAATTTTTACGCCAAGAATTAAGGCATAAGCTGAATTGCTCAACAAACCTCGTAGCACTTGGTGATATGGTTTTATTAAGTGCAGACCACTCATTAACGCCCATCAGGTAAAGTCTCAATCTGTTATCCCGAGCATAATCAAGTTGCCCCATATATGGAGGACTAGTGATGATTGCATCAACCTTACGATCCAGACTCAATGTCGAAGCATCCTGTTGATAAACATTTCTTGTTAATGAAAAATCAACAGAAGGTAATGAATTGTATACACGCAAAATTTTCTTTTCGAGTCGTGGACGTACCGGTCTGTACTCATAAAGCTCGGGAAACTCACTAGGAGGAAACTTCTTTGTCCTAAGATAAGGCACTGTATGACTTGATGGATATGAAAGAAAACCAGGGCGCTGATGGTGAGCAATGGAAAGCAAGCAAGCTAAAGCAAATTCATCGTTACTTGTTTTCAATACTTTGACCCAAGCTAATAACTCCACCAAAGTTTGTGGGTTATAAAAATCCTTTACCCAATCAGGAATGTCATCAAGCCTGATTGATGATTTGGTCAAATCTACCGACGCAGTGTAGTTATCTAAAAGTTCGGTAACCGTCTCGACACTGTGAGGTTTATACGGATTAAGTTTGGCACGAGATACCAAGCATGCATAAGGATTTAAATCTGTACCGACAGTATCTCGCCCTTTAAGCCAGGCTTCGAGAAGAACAGTGCCAGACCCACAGAATGGGTCGTATACCAAATCACCAGGTTTGGATACGGTCTCAATAGCCCAACCTGCAATCTCGGGTCGCATCTTCCCAATGTACGGGGCTACAGTGTGTAGTCGCTCTGTTTTTAATGGGAGTTCTGCTTTAGTCATTAGGATCTCAAGGTTGTGTAAAAGGTACAAAACGATTAACTCCAATGATACATCGGTTTCACTGCCCTAGAAAGTTGATCAGCCCCATTTTTCATTGTCCTGTGATGGCACAGACAGACCAGTCTCTTATCCTTTTGTGCTCTTAAACCGTTGATCATTTTCTTTCATGGGTATACTGTATATAAACACAGTACATGCAATGGAGGCTATTATGAAAGTTGAATTAACCATTGATCGCACTAAAGAACTTCCGAAGGGAGCTTTGCCAGCACTGGAGAAAGAATTGCTCAAGCGCCTTAACAATCAGTATGAAAATTGCAGCCTGGTAATTCGTCGTGCTGGTTCAGACAGCCTGAGTGTTTTCGGTGGAAATAAAGACGATAAAAAAAACATCGAAAGCATCCTGCAGGAGACATGGGAAAGCGCTGACGACTGGTTCTATTAATGCCAGAAGCGTTATTACCCTGTTTATCTGGAGGGGTCGAAAGGTGACAAAAAAAGAAGAATTACCAAAAAAAGGCTATGCAGTGATTAGATGTCATGATGGAGTTATTGTTGCGAGACTTCATTCATTTCCTGAATGCGAACGCGCCCTGATGTACCGGCGCGGCGGTGTTGTGTCGTTTATGCCGCTTCAGGAGGATGAAATTATAGGAACGCCAACCTTGTTTACTGAAATGCTGGAAAAAGCTGGTTATCGCGTTTCCCGGAAATCTGATACACTTCCTTCATAGGCCTGAACAACCTATACCTGCTGCGCCACGGAGAAAACGATGGCGCAAAACCACTTCAAAATACAATCCTCACTGACGTTACCCAACGCCAGCGAATTTCTGTTGCCGCCCGTTATGGAGGTGACATGAAACGAAGCTGGTTCACTCATTACGGGCTGACAACTGAGCAGGCCGACGAGCTGGTGGCACGTTACCGGGCAAAGGGCATTAAAACAGAGAGAAGCCTCGACTCTGATCCGTGTTTTTGGATTGTCAGTGCACTACTGACTGAAAACTCCGGCCCGGCTCACACTCAAAAATCGTATCGTTCGCGGATGTGGGGGTGATTATGCGCGTCTACGATATCACGCCGATCGGTAAACCAAGAATGACTCAGCGGGATAAATGGCAGAAACGTCCGCCGGTGCTTCGCTATCGTGCGTTCTGCGATGAAGTCAGGCTGAACCATGTCTCACTGCCTGAGTCAGGTTATCACGTCACATTCATACTTCCCATGCCTGCCAGTTGGAGCAGGAAGCGCCGCGCCGAAATGTGCGGGAAACCGCACCAGCAGAAACCAGACAAGGACAATCTCGAAAAGGCGTTGCTCGATGCGATATTTGATGACGACAGCCGCGTGTGGGACGGGCGCGTCACAAAAATCTGGGGAGAAAAGGGGCAAATAGTCATCCGGGGGATTATTGAATGCGCGCGCTGCTCAAACCAGTAATTGTTCGCGAAATGGGGCTGATAATGCTGAAGCCGGGCAGTGAGTTGTTCGGTCTGTTTCATCATGGTCGGGTGCTGATAGAAAAGCCTCCAGAGTATATGACGCGCTGGCCATCCGGGAAAATCCCTGATGCCCGCCAGCCGCTGGCGGAAGATGGCGGTCTGGTGCCTTTTTTTACTAATGAACGTGTGATCCGCGCTGCTGGAGGAATTACGGCACTGGAGGAATGGTTATGTCGTCGGGTGAGCCATTGCCAGTGGCCGCATTCAGAATATCACCATAGCGAGCTGGTCAATATGCGACATGAGCCAGGGGCAATACGTGTCTGCTGGCATTGTGATAACCAGTTGCGGGAGCAGACGACGGAGCAACTTTCGGCACTGGCACGCAAGAACCTGAGCGAGTGGGTCATTGATAACGTATTAGCGGCGCTGAGGTGTGGGAAAGACAGAGAGCTTTCACTTGCAGAACTGTGCTGGTGGGCAGTGTATTCCGGCGTCGCTGCTGCGATACCTGAAGGGGTTGCAAGCCGCGCTCTGGCGCTGCCGAACGAACCGTTGCGGTCAGTTTATAAAGATAGCGAGATCGTCCCCTCGGTTCCTGCCACCAGCATTCTCGAAAAACGACTGGAATTGCTGCCAGGTGACTTTATTTCAGTAATGCCGGCGACAAAGCCTGTTGTGACGCTGAACGTTGATCCGGAATCTCCGCAAACCCAAATGAAACGGCCAAAGCGTATTCGCTGGGTAAAGCCTGAATATCTCCGGTGGGTGAAAACCCAGCCGTGCGAATGCTGCGGAATGCCATCAGACGATCCCCATCATCTTATCGGGCACGGGCAGGGAGGTATGGGAACAAAAGCCCATGACAGCTTTACACTTCCGCTGTGCCGTAAACATCACACAGAACTGCATAACGACCCGGTCAAGTTTGAACGTAAATACGGTTCTCAGCTTGAAATGTTGAAAAATGTGCTGGACCGGGCGTTCGCGCTTGGCGTGCTGGCATAAAGGAGAAAAAACCATGACGCCACGTCAAAAACGTTTACACCGTGCAGCTCTGGAAAAAGCAGCGATAGCGCCGCGCAAAAGCTGGTTGGGGAAAAGCATGCTGCTGACCGATATCCAGTCTGGATGGATCAAATCTCTTCTCGCTGTATGGGGTGAAAGCGTTCGCGGTGGAGTTGCTCCCAGAAAACCATGCGGACATTCATGCTGGAACGTAATAAGGGGGCGAAACTGGTCTGATAAAGCGCTGGAGCGTTTTACCGTCGCGTTGAACCAAGCGAGGGATGAGGGATTCCGTGGTGAGCAGGCGTTACGGCGGGCCCGCTTAATTCTCTGGCCCGAGCCGCAGGTCAGTATAATTGATGAGGCCATCAATAGTGATGATGTTGAGTTCGTCGAGGAGTCTGTCCTTCAGGCTTTCGACCTGAACGATCCTGTTTATGTGGTTGGATGCCAGTATTACACCACAAGGAAAAAAATCTCGGACATCACCAGAGAATTGCAGGTTATCGCGCCCTGGCTGACTGATGGAGAGGCCAGAAAACGAGTGCGCTGGTGTCTGGAAATCTTCAGAGCAAAGGTTTTTCTGTCCTCACGAAAGCTATTATCCGAATAGTCGCAAAAGGAATATTTTAGCTATTAGTGCTATTTTTAACTGGCAGAGTTGAAAACGGGCCAGGAAGTTAGCTAATGTGTTTATGCTTGGCAGGGCTGCGCCACGATGGCAGCAATGAGAAGCGACAATTTGATTATGACGAGAGCCCCGCTGGTCGGGGCTTTTGCTTTCCGGCGATACGACAGGGGTATTCGCGAGGTGCATTGCATCAGTACCCCTGTCATATCGCCGACAGCCGTTGAAGCAAGTTTAACCAACTAGGTTTAAAGTCGTTATCATTTCAATATCTTCAGGTCTTTGAGCTGACTGAATTTTTATCGACAGGTTTTCCATGGTGGACGGGTTAGTGTTAGCCATTACTATCACGGTTCCCGATACACTAAACTTCCCATGTGTCGAACACGTATAATCGTGAAAATCCCCTCTGATAGGGCCTAAGGTCAACGGCAAGTTACAGGCCGGACAGTGTGTCAGAATATTATTGTTGATAGTCATAATTTCTCCTTCGGTAAATAGCTAAAAATAAGCAATTTATTGTGTTATTGATGTGATTCGACACTGTTTTGCATAATAAAATCCGCGGCAGAGCGTGGGCAATACTTAAAATCGAACAATATGGATTGTAGTCACTGGCGTACCCACGACCAGTTGAGGCGCTTGCAAAACAACACACATACCAAATCATTATTATTTTCATTAAGGTCATGCATATGCGTGGCCTTTTCTATTTCAGGCTCATGGGAATCAATCACTACGTGCTTTGTTGAAAATCCAGCCCGTGAAGCCTGATTCTCTTTCCCCTCATTTCTGAGAGGACTCACAGCAATAAGAGGGGGCTAAATGTCCGATCCTGTTTCTGGCACTACTGTAGCGGCTGGTGGACTGATGGGGGCCAGCATGTTTGGCCTGGCAACCGGCATTGATTACGGCGTAGTGTTTGGCGCGTTTGCAGGGGCAGTGTTCTACGTTGCAGCTGCGGTGAACATCAGCCGCTTAAAGCTGGTGGGATATTTCATCACGTCATTCATCTTTGGCGTTATCGGCGCACCACTGTTGGGCTCTTACTTCTCAAAATGGACTGGTTACGACAGGCCGCTTGATGCACTTGGCGCGGTAATCGTTGCAGCAATTGCTATTAAGTTTCTGACATTCGTTAACAGCCAGGATTTGGGTAGCCTGTTTGGCATACTCTCTCGTTTGCGTGGAGGAGGGACCAGTAATGGTAACAAGTGATCCTTCAGCGATGATCAATGCGTTAATCTGCGGGGTCATCGTTCTTGTTCTGATGTTCTACCAACGTGACGGGGCGAGACATCGCCCAATGATATCTATGCTGGCTTACTTTGTTGTGCTGATATACGCCAGCATCCCGTTCCGGTATCTGTTCGGCCTCTATCAGGAGTCTCACTGGATGGTGGTCATCGTCAATCTGATCATCTGTGCCATCGTGCTTCGCGCACGGGGGAACCTGGCACGCTTAATTAACATTCTTCAGAAATAAAAAAGGGAAGCGCGACATCTCCGCTTCCCTGAAAGTTCGAGGCTTTGTGTTGTTTTAATGAGGTGGAGTGTCGACTTTAGTCAAACTCTGTTTCGCGGGTATTACATCACATCCTTTGATTTGAGTTTTGTCCTGCCTCAATTTCGGATTAATCACATGAAACAATCACAATTTCAGCAGGCGGCTGGTATAAGCGCCGGATTAGCTGCGCGCTGGTTTCTGCACATCGATGCGGCAATGAAAGAGTTTGGCATCACAGCAATTAATGATCAGGCCATGTTCATTGCTCAAGTCGGGCATGAATCTGCTGGTTTTACCTCTCTGGTAGAGAGCTTCAACTACTCGGTAAACGGGCTGAAGAAAACATTTGGTAAGCGCCTGACGCCGTATCAGTGCGAAATGCTGGGGCGCGTTGATGGTAAGCAGGTCGCTCACCAGCCGCAAATAGCCAATCTGGTTTACGGTGACCGCATGGGTAATAACAGCCCGGGTGATGGCTGGAAATATCGCGGTCGCGGCCTGCTGCAAATCACTGGACGTGAGAACTACACCAAATGTGGTTCGGCGCTGAAGCTTGACCTTGTCAGTACGCCAGAACTTTTGACGCAAGAGCGACATTCGGCCCGTTCGGCGGCGTGGTATTTCACGTTAAGCGGTTGCCTTCTGCATTCGGGGGATGTGGAACGCGTCACGCAAATTATCAACGGCGGACAGAACGGCATTAAAGACCGTCGTGAACGTTACGCCAAAGCTAAAGCTGTACTGGTGTGAGGTCATATGGGACTTGAAATGATTATTGGCCTGGTTGTTGCTGTCCTGGCAGCAATTGCAGGTGCTTTTGGTCTGGGTAAATCACGCGGTACTAACATCGCTGAGACAAAAGCGAACCAGCAACGCACTGAAGAACGTGCTGCAGCTACTGAAGCCGTTGCAGAACGCCGGGTAGAGACAACAAAAGGAGCCAGGGATGTACAGCAAAATGTTAGTCATCTTCCTGATGACGATGTTGATCGCGAGCTGCGCAACGAATGGACCCGTCCCGGTAGTCGTTGATACTGCCTGTGACTGGGTGAGTGCGATTCGCCTCACTGAGCACGACATTGAAGTGATGGACCGCCAGACGAAGAAAGACATACTGGCGCATAACAAATCGTGGCAGGCGAATTGTAAAGTAACCCGTCCAAAAAGTGGCTAAAGAAACTTGCAGACCCTCCGATAATAAGACCTTAACTTTAAAGGGCATTAAGGGCGCTAAATGTTAGTTAAGAATGTCGAGAAAAAGATCTGGGATGTTCAGGGTTTTGATGTTGTGTTTAAGACTCCTGAAGGTGTGAATGTACGCGGCGATAAGCGTGACATGCCAGGTTATCAGGGTAAAAGAGCCTCTAAAAATGACATGACAGTCAGTGAGTGGAAAGAGAAGCATTTCAAAAAAATGTATCCCGGATACGATTGCGATGTTCTCTTAGGTGACGAAGAACCAGCTCATGGGTTAACCAAGCTTGGAACAGTGCGTGACTCCTATCAGGATGGTGATGATCTTTAAGTGATCATTATCGAAAACTTTTCAGTATGAGAAAGCCGCCTCCGGGCGGTTTTTTATTGCCATCACCATGGGTAGACCCATCGTAATGGTAATATCCATATCCACGGAGGCTGTAATGGCAACGCTTAAAGACCTTTCCAGTCAGCTACGACAGTTGCAAAAGCAGATCCCGTTTGCGACATCGCAGGCCATGACAAAGGTTGTACGCCAAATTGAAGCTGCGCAGAGAACGGCTTTCGAACGTTACCTGGAAAGCCCTACACCTTTCACTGTGAAATCGGTTGGTTCAGTCGGAGCAAAGAAGATTAATCTTCGGGCGAAAGTATTTGTCCGTGATACCGCCGCCGGATACCTGGAGCCGTTTGAGTTCGGTGGTGAACATAAACTCAGTGGTAGCGCTTTGCTCAACCCTAAAAACATTAAGCTGAATAAATATGGCAACCTGCCACGCAATAAACTTTCGCATCTCAAAGCAAAGCCAAATACCTTCATCGGTGATGTTGGCGGTGTTAATGCTGTCTGGCAACGCAGAAAAGCAAAACCAAAAAAAGGGAAGAAGAGAGCGAAACGTTCACCGAATGGATCGCGCAGGGATAGAGTCAAACAGCGGGCGCCAAAGCTTCTCATCCGGTTTGGTGATGCGCTTCCGGTCAAGCCTACGTTGGGCTATATGGACCGTGCTAACACTATGGCGAATGCGCTGCTACCGTCTGCTCTTAATCAGGCGATAGCAGAAGCCATCAGAACAGCAAAATGAAAGGGGGAATTACTTCCCCAACTGACCGGAGAGCTTACAAGGTGATTTCGCAGGCTTTAATAAAGCTGTTCACAGCGGCGGTTGAACCGGAAACATCGGCAGAAAATGAACTCTGGTTGCCCCCGTCTTTTGTCTGTACACCAACCAATACCTTCGATTTTGCACCCTGAAGTTGTTTAAGTAGTTGAGTAATATTTTCTGAATCATCAGATTTTATCTGGAGGCTTTGGGCGTTTCTTCTCGAAAGACTGGCATCCAGTTTTGTTGCTGCATTTCCATCTACTTTAATGATTAGGTCCATTGATAGATTTGGAACTTCATCGGATGATTTATCTTCCTCTACATATGACGCAGTCAATTTGTCCTTTGTGCAATCAAAAATAATCGCACCGCTGGACGATATAAGCGATCCGAGCATCATTGCCTTTTTCCCACCAGAGAAGAGGTCATCCTCTGTATTTGTGATCCATTGAGCATGCGCAATCGGTGATACCAGCGAAGCCGCAATGAGAGAGATTTTAATTAAGTTATTAGTCATTACATTCTCCTTGTATTGAATCGGAATCATCATAGTCGGAGCGCAGGATTGAAGCCATATAAAAAATGGGTCCTTCCTGTGACTTTTGTAAGGCACGGGCATTGCGCGCCGCGGTGTTTTCCTAGCTACAACTTTCAGATTTGTGTCCCATGTCCCACCTCTGGCGATCATTACGGACACCGCGCCAGCTCTGGCTATTCCAGTTTATTCCAGTGGGACATTCTGGTGGGACATCGCAAAAATGTCCCAGGCGAATGTCCCACACCTAAAAATGTCCCAGGTGATGTCCCATGACCACGATGAACCAGAGTCAGTACGCACAACATTCAGGTGTTGATCGCAAAACGATTGGCCGGTGGATTAAAGCCGGGCGCTTCATTGTGATGGACGGAGACCTGATTGACGTTGAGGCCAGCGATGCCGCACTGAAGAAAAACCGCGATGGCAAAGACCCGCGCGCCTCGAACGCGAAGAAAAAGAAAACTCCCGTCGTCAGCGATAACGATGATGACGGTGATGAAATCAATAAAACCGTCCGCCAGATAATGCTCACTGAAGGGGCAGATCTTTCGAGAGAGGAAGCGGCACGGATCCGCGAGAATTACATGGCCCTGCAGGCAAAGCTGCAGTACGAAAAAGACAGCGGCCAGCTTATTGAGCTGACAGCAGCCGAGGAGGTTTTGTTCAACGCCTTTCGCCAACAGCGTGATGCCTGGCTTAACTGGCCGTCCAGGGTTGCGCCGCTAATGGCTGCTGATCTGGATGTACCGGCGGACAGGATGACAGAGGTGCTGATTGAACATGTCCACAAACACATCTCAGTCCTTGGAGATCCAGAGTTTAACCCGACAGAAGATTGAGCGTCTTGAATTAAGCGTCCGCAAAGGCTGGACACCCCCGCCGCGTATCAGTGTGCCGCAGTGGGCAGATGACTATCGTAAGCTGGCAAAAGAGGCAGGGAGCACTTCGGGGGACTGGGAAACATCGACGGTAGAAATTGCCCGCGGACCGATGCTTGCCGCGACGGAGTCCGGGGTTCATATCATCACTGTAATGTGCTGCACCCAGTTGATGAAGACAGCACTGCTGGAAAACCTTTTTGGCTATTTTGCCCACCTCGATCCTTGTCCGATACTGCTGCTGCAGCCGAAAGAAGAAGCCGCTGAACAGTTTTCAAAAGAGCGTATCAGCCCGCTGGTAAGAGTGACGCCGGTACTGCGTAAAATCATCGGTGATTCGAAACAGAAGAGTTCGAAAGAAACCATTCTTTACAAGGCATTCACTGGCGGATTTCTGGCGCTGGCGGGTGCTGGTAGCCCTGATAACCTTGCGCGTCGTCCGATTCGAGTCCTGCTGGCGGATGAAGTGGACAAATACCCGATAACCCGCGAAGGCGATCCAATTGCGCTGGCTGAAGAGCGTACCGCGACATTTGGCCTGACCTGGTTGTCTGTGCGCGCCTGTTCGCCGACGGTTGAGGATGAGAGCCGCATTGCTAACAGCTACGCCGACTCCGATCAGCGCCGGGCATCAGTGGTTTGCCCGCACTGTGGCCACCGCCAGTTTCCCGACTTTTTCAAACACGTTCAGTGGCCGAAAGAGGGGAATAAACACCAGACTAAATCGGCGATGCTCTATTGCGAATGCTGTGGTAGTGGCTGGTCCGAAGGACAGCGCCTCAGAGCTCTGCAGACTATCCGATGGCATCAGACGCGCCCATTTGAGTGCTGCGGGGAGCGGCATTCACCGCTGATGGATTATGACCTTGCCTGGCGGGCGGCAGACGAGGACTGCGTTGAAAAGGTCTGGCAATGGTCAGAGTCTGAGCGGCATGCGGTCTATCGGGCAATCTGCCCCTCCTGCGGAAAGGAGGCTGTAGATAACCACCACGCCGGGTACCAGGCATCCAAGCTTTTCAGTCCGTGGCAGAAAGATAAGCCGTCGGATATTGCGAAAAAATATATCGATGCGAAGGGCGATCCGGATAAGGAACAGGCGTGGTGGAATACCCAGATGGGGCTGCCGCACCGGCCTAACCATGGGAAACAGCTTCCTGTTGATGTTCTGCTGGCGCGCCGGGAAATATTTCCGGCTGTCGTTCCGGATGGGGTGGCATTGTTAACTGCAGGCGTTGATACCCAGGATGATCGCTTCGAAATCACGATCACCGGCTGGGGGAGAGATGAAGAATCGTGGTCGGTCGCGCATGACGTTATTTATGGTGACCTTGAGACGGAAGAACCCTGGAAGCGACTGGATGCATACCTGAAACAGATCTGGCGACGCGGTGACGGGCACGGCCTGAATATCATGGCTACGTGCATGGACTCCGGCGGCCACCATACGCAGAAGGTATACGAATTCGCCAAAGAGCGCCTTGGTCGTCGTGTCTGGGCAATTAAGGGGGAGTCTGCCCACGGGGGAAAACGCAATCCTGTCTGGCCGACCAAACGACCATCATCGAAAAGCAAAGCCAGTTTCCGCCCTGTCATTCTGGGGGTTAACTCAGCGAAAGACGTGATACGTGGTCGCCTGCATCTTGAGCCACCTAAACCTGGCGCTGCTGCTGCGGGTTATATGCATTTCCCTGACGATCGCGATCTCGGGTACTTCAATCAGCTGTTGGCGGAGCGACTGGTTTACAAAATCATTTCCGGGCAGCGGTACAGTATCTGGGAAGCTATACCCGGACGAGCTAACGAAGCACTCGACTGCCTTGTTTACAGCTATGCAGCACTGTGCGGTCTCAAACATATGGGGTTAAAACTCAACGTCCGGGCCGCCAACCTCGAAGCCAACCCGGATAAGTTCCTGCCAGCGCCAGTTGGTCAGGAAGAAAAAATCAATTACGAACTGCCGGGTGCGGTTATTGAAGAACCAACGCCGATCAAACGTAAGCGAATATCGCAACTCCTGCCGAAATAAGGAAAATCATGTTCAACCGGAACACCAGCCTGCTTGCCGGCGCAATGACTGACGATCAGCTCAGGGATGCGCTTGCGAAAGCTCAGCAGGCGTACATTGATTTAGCAACCGGGAGCCACGGTGTTTCGTTTTCCTATACGCAGGGAGACGGGACGCGATCAGTGTCCTATCAGCAAAGCACCCTGGCTGATCTGCTGGCCCTGATTCAACTTCTGCAGGCGCAACTGGGGATTATCTCTCGTCCCCGGAAACCAGCGAGGTTTAGATTCTGATGAATAAAGTGCAGATACTGGGATCTGATGGGCAGCCGTTGCGACAGCAGCGTCCCTCTATGCTGGTGGGGGGGAGTCGCGTACCTTATGACGCGGCTGACTCTTTCAGCGATCAACTAGCGAACTGGCAACCCGCGCTGTGGTCGCCGGATAATGAAATTAATATCTACCGGGATCGCATCGTGTCCCGCGCACGCGATCTGGTCCGTAATGACGGCTGGGCAAACGGTGCGGTCACGCGTCTGCTGGATAATGCGGTAGGTGCCAACTTCCGCCCCATAATGAAACCCGATTACCGAGTTCTCAGAATGATCACCGGAAACAAAGCGTTTGATGCGTCCTGGGCGGAAGAGTACGGGAAAGCACTGGACGGGCACTGGCGGACCTGGAGTAGCGATCCTGGCCGGTATTGTGATGTTGAACGAAAGCTCACCGTGTCTCAGATGTTACGCCTGGGATTTCGTCACAAGCTTATTGACGGGGATGCCCTGGCTATTCTCCAGTACAGAACTGACAGGCTTGGTCCTGGAAGAGGGCGTTACGCTACCACGGTACAGATTGTCGATCCTGACCGCCTCAGTAATCCTCAGCAGAATTTCGATATGCCCAATGTCCGTGGCGGCGTTGAAATTGATGCGGACGGTGCGCCGGTTGCTTACCACATCAGGGAGGCCCATATCGGTGACTGGTGGAGCGGGGCTAAAACCATGACGTGGCAGCGCATCCCGCGCGAAACTGACTGGGGCCGCCCGCATGTGGTTCACGATTTTGATCATGAACGTGGCGCGCAGCACCGCGGTAACGGCATCCTGACTCCGGTTATTCAGCGTCTGAAAATGCTGGTGAAGTATGACCAGAGCGAGCTTGAGGCAGCAATTCTTAATGCCATATTCGCCGCTTACATTGAGTCACCCTATGACCCGGCGATGGTTCAGTCTGCCCTGGGCGAGACCTATGACGAGTCAGAGTTAGGCACTTATCAGGACGGGCGTGTTGAGTTCCATAACGATCGGCGTCTGACACTTCAGAATGGTGCCAGAATGCCCATTCTTTATCCTGGTGAGAAAATCACGACGGTTAATGCGGCAAGGCCCTACAGCAATTTTGAAGTCTTCGAATCTGCTGTTCTCCGTAATTTTTCTTCAGGAACAGGGTTGTCCCCACAGCAGGTCACCCAGGACTGGTCTGATGTTAACTACAGTTCTGCACGCTCCTCGTTGCTGGAGGCATGGAAAACACTGACTCGCCGCCGGGACGATTTTTCTACCGGCTTCGCTCAACCCATTCTCACCGCCTTTGTTGAAGAAGTTCACGACAATGAGGATTTACCCCTGCCCGCAGGCGCACCTGATTTTGTTGACGCCAGAGCCGCGTATTCCCGCGCGCGCTGGATGGGGCCAGGGCGCGGCTGGGTGGATCCGGTTGCAGAGAAAAAAGGCGCCATTCTTGGTCTGGATGCCGGACTTTCCACCCTCGAGATTGAGGTGGGTGAAAACGTCGGTGAAGACTGGGAAGAAGTGCTTGATCAGCGCCAGAGAGAAATTGAGTCATGTCTTAAACGCGGATTACCGCTTCCGAGCTGGGCACAGGCTGACCAGTTTGCGAGCCAGACCATTACCGATCCGGAGGAAAAGTGAATCTACCCCATCTGGCCCAACGATTATTTAATACCCCGCTGGCGCTGCACCCGAGTAAAGCCGAAGTCATCATGGCATCCGTAATGGACCGATTTGGTATCAGTAAAGTCGAATCTTCTCTTGCCATGGAGGATGACTGGTACGGATATGACGATAACCGGGGGCGGGAATCCCGTAGTGATCCGGGTTATGACAATGTGCTGGGCGTCGCCGTCATCCCGATATGCGGAACGCTGGTGCAAAAACTTGGAAGCCTGCGTCCGTACAGTGGCATGACAGGGTATGACGGCATTCGGCAGGCCTTTCTTACTGCGATGGAGGATCCCGACATTTCGGGTATCTGCCTGGATATCGACTCCCCCGGCGGAGAGGTCGCCGGCTGCTTCGATCTGGTTGATGTCATTTACGGCTCACGAGGGAAAAAGCCTGTCCATGCCATTCTGACGGAAAGCGCCTATTCCGCTGCGTATGCAATTGCCAGCGCGGCTGACTGGATTTCTGTTCCTCGTACTGGCGGCGTGGGCTCTGTTGGTGTGATTACCATGCACCTTGACTGGACGCAGCGGATTAAAGATGACGGTCTTAAAGTCACGATCATCACCTATGGATCCCGCAAGGCTGAAGGTTCGCCGCTGAGAGAACTGTCAGATGAAGCGCTGGCCGCCATTCAGCATGACATTAACGCCATGGGCGAATTGTTTGTGAACACTGTCGCCAGAAACCGGGGGATTAGCGCAAAGGTTATAAAAAGTACCCAGGCTGCCTGTTTTATGGCTGCTGATGGCGTGGAAATTGGACTGGCAGATGAGGTGTGTCCTCCTGACGCTGCGTTCAAAAACTTACTTGAAAAAACAGGAGCCTGAAATGGCAAAGAAAAAGACGTTTAGTTTTGCTCACCTCATTGGTCTTGGCCCTTCCGCTTCCGAGGAAGAAGAGGATAAAAAAGCCAAAAATGCGAAAGCCCGTCGCGCTGAAGAGGACGAGCGTGAAGATGATGCCGGGGACGATGAGCGCGACGACGACGCAGAAGAAGACGAACGCGACGATGATGCTGAAGATGACGGTGATGATCCGGATGCGTCAGAAGACGATGATGCTGAAGAAGACGGCGACGACGATCGCAAAGAGAGTAAAGCGGTAAAAAATGCCCGCGCCGCTGAGCGTAAACGCTGCGCCCGTATTTTCGGTAGCAGGCATGCAGCTGCGAATCCTTCACTGGCCGCGTCACTGGCGTTCAATACCGGGATGAGTTCTGCTGCAGCAATTAACGTCCTGGCCTCTTCGGCTCCGGCAACAGCATCATCTCAGTCATCCCGTAAACGCTCTCTCGATCAGCGTATGCAGGAAAGCCACCAGGTCCGGCTTAACCCGGATAGCGGACGGAAAGAGACCGGAAAGTCTGCGCTGGTAAGTAAAATGACCGGCCTCTACAACTCCACAAGAGGAGAGAAATAATGGATCAGTTTGGTCAGAATGCGTTTGCGCCTGGCATGAAGAGCGCATTGTTTGTTCCGGATCAGCTTGTCGCTGGTACGCTCCAGTTGGTGACTGATACCGGGATCGTTACTGGTGGTGCCTTTAAGCGCGGCACGGTACTGGGCCTGGTAGCTGCCAGCGGGAAATATACGCAATGTGTGAAAACGGCTGACGATGGCAGCCAGGTACCCGTTGCTATTCTGGTTGATGATGTTGATGCCTCTTCTGCCGATCAGAATGGCGGTCTGTATCTGATGGGTGAATTCAACCAGAATCGCGTCATCATTGATGCATCATGGTCTATTGCTGATATTAAGTCTGCCCTTCGCCCGATGGCTATTTTCCTCAAAGACAGCGACCAGGCTCCTGTTACCACAGCCTGATTAATCCTTCACATCTCCTGACCATATGCTTTAACCGGCAGGGGCTGCCACATTTCAATTAGTGCCAGCGAATAGCTAGCATCATCAAGAGACTGAATATGGAAAATATTTTTGATACCAACGTGCTGGTACAGGTCGTTCCTAACCTGAAAACCAGTCAAAACTGGCTGCTCGATCGCTTCTTCCCGAATGTCGTGACTTACGAGACTGAAGAAGTGGCGATTGATGTTGATGTCGGCCTGCGTCGTATGGCGCCGTTCGTCTCCCCGCTGGTGGAAGGTAAACTGGTCGAATCCCGTAAATACCAGACCAACACCTTCAAACCAGCTTACATCAAGGATAAGCGCGCTCCGGACCTGCGTAAACCAATCCGCCGCCAGATTGGTGAGCGTATTGGCGGGGAATATACCGCTGCCGAGCGCGAGATGCTGAACCTTCAGTTTGAAATGGCTGATCAGATTGACATGATCAACCGTCGCCTGGAATGGATGGCGGCCAGCGCGCTGGTGTCCGGCACCGTTACCGTAGCCGGGGAGGGCTATGAAACTAAAGTGGTGGATTTCGGGCGTGCTTCGGACCTGACCATCACTCTTAGCGGCTCGGATAAATGGCCACTGACTGTTGCTGCTGGCGCTACCAATACCCAGCCATCAGATGACATTGAAATCTGGCAGACTACTTTCCTGAAAGAGTCCGGCTCTGTCGCCACGGATCTGGTCTTCACGAATAAGTCATGGCGTGCATTCCGACTGGATACCACCATCAAGGATAACGCCATTACGTTCCCGGCGCTGAGCCCGTTTGGTAACCAGATTAACGCTGGTCCACAGGCGATGAAGGGCGCAATTTATAAAGGGCGCTGGGGTAACTTTGACCTCTGGTTATATAACGACTGGTTTATTGACCCGCTGGACAACGTCGAGAAGCCAATGATCCCCGATGGCGCTGTCATTATGAGTGGTGCCGATCTGATGGGTACCCGCGCTTTTGGCGTTATCCTGGACCCGGCTTTCAACTACGGTCCGCTGGCCTATGCACCAAAATCCTGGGTGAAAGAAGATCCGGCCCAGCGTCTTATCCTGATGCAATCCTCCCCGCTGGTTATTCCGAGCCGGGTAAATGCCTCCCTTTGCGCAACGGTGGTCTGATATGGCTAAAAAACCTAATACAGGGCTGGCTGATGATCTGAATGCAGAAGGGTCTGCCAAAGACGAACTGAGCGTTGACGACCTGAATGCGGGCGCTAACACCCAGGACAAGCAGCAGTTAAACGAAACTGAGGATGCCGATTCATCCGTTGATGGCGATGGTGGTGACGAAAAAACCGAAGACACTGAATCACAGGAGTACGTGGTGTTGAAAGGGAATTGTATTCGTCATGACGGGGAGATATACCGTGAAAATATGCGTATCCCTGTAGCTGGCAAAGATGCTGATCGTCTTCTGCAGTCCGGCGTTATTGCTGATGTCGATGTGCTTCGTAATCGTGCTCTTGCTACTCAACCATCAGTTTCCGTAAAGGCAGGGTAATGACATGGGCGTGGACTGGGATTCACATCTTCTGAGCCCGCTGCACGATGTCTTTGGCGATGAGCACGAGTACCGTCCACGTAACGGTACTCCTTTTACAATTAACGGGATTTTTGACCGTGGCTATGCGCAGGTCGCCGAAAACCTTGATGGCGATTCAGAAATTAACACCTCCAGCCCGATGCTGGGGGTGCGCGATGCTGAATTTCGCAAGCTGGGTAAATCGCAACCTGCTGTATCTGACCGGGTATTTATAAAGACGGTCGGTGGTCATGTCATCAATCAGTTATTTGTTGTGTCAAACGTAGAACCCGACAGTCATGGCGGCTCTCGTCTTGTCCTCAATGTGGTAAAACCGCGATGAATGCAGCAGCGATACGGCAAATGGTTGTCACTGCACTAACCGGGGCAACCAGCGCGGGCGACCGCGTTTTCTCACCACGCGACTGGTCAACTTCACCTGATATGTATCCTGTGTTGTTGGTTCAGACGCCTTTTGAACAGAAAAAATCACAGGGGCGTAATACCCCGGCCTTTACCACCCTCACCACAGTCAGGATCACCGGGCGCGTTCAGGAGTACGACGGCGATAAAGTGGATGATGGAGCCATGCGGGCAGAGCTGGCGCTTGAAAACCTTCGAGAGCAGGTGGAGCGCGCGGTGATCAACAGCTACGAACTGACGCGGAACATTCAGAAATACGCGGAAGTTCGTTCAACCATCAATGTTGATTCAGAAGGAGAGGCCCATATGGGGCAGCTTCTTTTTGAGATCGACATAGAGCATTACCAGGGGCCGGAAGATTTTTATCCTGTCCAGTCGGTTCCCCTTGAGGGCATAGATATTGCGGTCGACATGCCAGACGGCACAGTTAAACCGGGTATCAGCCTCAATCTTCAGGAGTAATCCATGTTTGTAAAGCCTAACAACGGACTCAGCGTTCGCTGCCCCGTCAAGGGTGCCCCATTACCTAAAGAGGGTGCTGAGGTACCTGACAATATTTTCTGGCGTCGCCGTCTGAGTGATGGCGATGTGATCCTCTCTAAAAAGGATGATGGTGTGCCAGAGAAACAATCCTTACCTAAAAAAGCGGGAGAAAATGAATGACCGTACCTTTCGCTCGAGTTCCTGATAACCTGCGGGTAGGGCTTTTCTTCGTTGAGTTTGATAACTCAATGGCGAATAACGCCACTGCCACGCAGCGCACCCTGCTTATCGGAGGGATGCTCAATACCGGCTCAACCCTTCCAGGTATTCCGCAGCGTGTTTCCTCTTCGGATACCGTCGGTGAGCTGGCCGGAAAAGGGGGAATTCTGCAGGCCATGATGGCGGCGTATCAGAAAAATGATACCTCAGCCGAAGTCTGGATCCTGCCGCTGGAGGAAGACTCCGATTCCATGGTGGCTGCAACCTGCACCATTAAAGTGAGCAGCGCACCGACGGCAACCGGAGTGATCTCCCTTTATATTGCTGGTGAACGCATTCAGTTGACCGTTGTAGCAACAGATACGGTGGCAGCGATCGCCACCTCTCTGGCCTCGGCGATTAACGCAAAAACCACGCTACCTGTAACCGCCAGCGCGGCTACGGATACCGTAACCCTGACCGCGAAGAACCTTGGTGCTACGGGTAACGGGATCGACATTCGCCTGAACTTCCTCGGCTTACCGGGAGGCGAGTCGACACCTGCAGGCCTGGAACTGACGATTACTGCTATGTCTAACGGAGCCGGGGCTCCGGATATTACCGGCGCGCTGGCTAACCTACAGGATCGGACATTCGATTTCATCATCAACCCTTACGACGATACAACCTCGTTGAATGTGATGAAGGAGTTCCTGTCAGACACTGGCGGTCGCTGGGCATGGGATAAGCAGCTTTATGGCCATTCCTTTGGTACCACCACAGGGACTTACGCCCAGCTTGGTACCAAAGGTGAGTTGCGCAATAACCAGCATGAGACCCTGCTGGGCGTAAATAAATCGCCGTCCCCTTCCTGGGTATGGTCTGCAGCTTACACCGGCGCAGCGGCGGTGAGTCTGCGTAATGACCCCGGCCGTCCGCTACAGTCGCTGGCTGTTCAGGGGATACTTGCGCCAGAACTGCAGGATCGTTTTGAGCTGGCCGAGCGTAATAATCTGCTGTACAGCGGTATTTCGACATTTACGGTCGATGACGATGGCACGGTGCGTATTGAAAACCTGATCACCACCTACCAGAAAAACAGCTATGGCGATGCAGATGACAGTTATCTGGAAGTGGAGACGCTGTTCAGCCTGATGTTTGTGACCCGCTACCTGCGCACGGCGGTGACCAGCAAGTTTGGCCGTATGAAGCTTGCTGCGGACGGGACCCGATTTGCACCTGGCGCGGCGATCGTCACGCCAAACATCATCAAGGCCGATCAGATTGCCGAGTACCAGACTCTGGTATGGAACGGTTATGCGCAGGATGCGGAGGCATTCGCAAAAAACATCATCGTCGAGCAGAACGCCAAAAATCCGAACCGCGTCGATGTGCTGTGGCCGGGAACCCTCATGAACCAGTTGCGCATTTTCGCGCTGCTCAATCAGTTCCGCACGCGGGCTGAATCAACAGGAGCTTAAACGATGGCAGGTGATACTACTAACCGCCTGGCGGGTACCGCCTATGTCACTGTTAACGGTGTGACGGTAATGGTTGAGGGTTCGTTTAAATACCAGGCTGCCACCGTAAACCGTACCACCCTGACAGGGATGGATGGTGTGCACGGATATAAGGAAAAGCCTGTGGCGCCATACATTTCTGCCCGACTGCGTGACAGTGGCGGAACTAATGTGCAGGGCTTTAACCAGCAGACGAACGTCAACGTGATCGCCGAGCTGGCTAACGGGAAAACTATCATTGGCCGTTCACTCTGGACGGTGAATGTCCAGGAAGTGGAAAGCGAAGATGCAGTATTTGATGTTCGCTGGGAAGGCCGCGACGTAACGGAGAATTAAGATGGCAGAAATTGAACGTGTAAAAATCATTCCTCTCGCGGTTCCGCTGGAAGATCAGGCAGAGAAAATCCGTTATGAACAACTGGAGCTGAAGGCACCAACGCTCAGCCAGGCAGAGCAGTTTTATGAAAAACAGGCTGCATCCACGTCACTGGCGGCAATGCGACTGCTTATTGCTCTGGTCTCCGGCACCCGCGAAAGTGTGCTTCAGCCGATGGATTTTATCGATTTTCGCAAATGTGAGGAGTACCTGCTCGGTTTTTTGACCTGGAAGTCCTGACCACGTGGCAGGAAATGGCTGCTGATGTGACATTTTATTTTAGGTGGTCTGAAGACAGGGCGTGGGGTATGACTCGCGCCCGCCTGAAATGGTGGGTAACACAGGCATCCCGTATCAATAAGCTCAGGAAACCTGACGACGATGAGTAACTCTTTTGATTTTGAGCTGGTGGCCAGCGACCAGGTCAGTGAGGCCATTGAACGGATCAATGAAGCCGTTCGTGATCTGGAACCTAAGCTGGAGAAAACCAAAGCGGGTCTACAGTTAGGTGGTCAGGAGACAACTGACGGTCTGAATGGTCTCATCTCCCGCCTTGAGAATATGTCAAAAGGTGCTCGGGATAATGTGCAGTATATCGGTGACATGGTTCCCCCACTGAAAATGGTGGGGGAACTATCCGGAAAACTGAGCGCGCTGGGCATGGTTGGCGCAGCAGGTTACGGGCTAAAACAGGTAGCGTACAGTTTTCGCGAGGCCTCGCGTGAAGCCTATAATCTTGATGTATCTGCTAAAAATGCCGGGATGCGTATTGATGATTTCTCACGTCTTTCCGGTGCGATGCGTATTCTTGGTGCAGACAGTGAAAGTGCTCACGCCTCAATTGAAGGAATGGCAAAAACACTGAAGGAGGCTAACAGCGGTTCAAATAGTCAGGTTCTGGGAGCGCTGGCACAGATTGGTGTGCAGATACAGAAAAATAATGATGGTTCCGTTGATACCCTGAAAACCTTGCAGGAGATTGCCAGGGTATTCCCGACATTGCGGCCAGAGCAACAGAAGTCCGTTGCGGATGCGATGGGGTTTACTCCAGAAATGCTGGCTCTGATGCGCGAAGGTGAGCGCATGAAAGCTTTACTGGCAAAAGCTGATCAATTTGGTCTGACAGTTGATCCTGATTTGAATAAGCAATTGTCCGACATTAATGGCACGATGAATGAACTTAATGCCTCCTGGGATGGGCTATGGCAGCGTTCAAAAAATAAAACGATGGATTTCCTGCTTTCTGACGGTTCAGTGAAAGATGGGATCGAGGGTGTGGCAGATTTGTTTACCAACGGCGATTTCACCGGGCTTTCTCACGCACTCGGTTTTGTCAGCAGTGATAACGCAAAAAAGCTGCGACGTATTCAGGGGGATAAAGAGCTTTATAACAGTTTGACACGGAGTGAGCGCGGAGCGGTAGATGCCGGATTTTATACCGATGCCGTCAGTAAACGATACGACTCGAATTACCGCGCGACAGATAATGCACTCCAGTTGCAGAACGATATGGCGTCCATTGTCAGGCCTGATGTCGGCGGGAATAGTTATGTTTCCTATAACCAGGGGGGGCAGTATGACTCTCTGCTTGATGAAGCCGGTAAACAATATGGTGTAGATCCTCGCTTGCTGAAGGCAATTATGACCCAGGAATCAGGAGGTAACCCACAGGCCATCAGTAGGGCTGGTGCTAAGGGGTTGATGCAAATAATGCCCTCTAACTTCAGATCCACAGGGATAACTGACTGGACGGACCCGCGCCAAAACATTATGGCGGGGGCGCAAATAATGTCTGAAAACCTTAAAAACTCCGGAGGGGATATTCCGCTGGCGCTGCGTTATTACAACGGAGGATATGATACCAGCAGGTGGGGAAGAGAAAACCAGGCATATCCGGGTGCAGTCTTGGGGCATTACCAGAGAATTATTAATTCAGATAGCAACCAAGATAGTACTTTTCCTGCTGATCAGGTTACTGATAATCAGACAGGAAGCGGAATAATCCAGCCAACAATGCAGGGTGAAACGTCAGGGAAAACACTGGTAGATAATCTGACACAGTCATTTAAAAGTGCAATGGATGAACAAAAAATGAAGCTTGAAATCACCATGATTGACGGGAAAGGCGAGCGGAAAGAATACAGCTCAAGGGATGGCGGAAGGATCACACTGCCCATGCCTTACTGACAACAAAATGGTGTTCTCTTTCTGTGATGTTAACCGCCTCCTGGCGGTTTTTCTATTTCTGGAGGTGTGATGCCAATTATTCAGGATGCAATTACATCCCTGCTGGGTGGGGGGGCAAGTGATAACTGGCAGGGACTTATACGTGCGAGTTCTTTTCGTGGTGTCCCATTTGCCATCGTGATGGAGGAGGGGAGTCACGGAAGGCGTCAGGCGGTGCATGAATATCCTTATCGCGATACAGCATGGATAGAGGATCTTGGCCGGGGAACCCGTCGTTTCGTTATCCGTGGATTTCTCATCCAGAACAGTCAGGTTTACGGTGGCGGTGATGTAATCACCCAGCGTCAGTCGCTAGTGGCTGCCTGTGAAGAAAAGGGAAGCGGTACGCTGATTCATCCAACGCTGGGTGAGTTAACAGTATCCGTTCCTGAAAATGGTCTTCGTATTACCGGGGCGATGGATAGCGGTCGGGTATTTGAATTTACCCTGATGGTCATCGAATCAGGTCTAAAAGTGTTTGCTGTGACAGACAGCACCACTGCTGGCGATTCGGTTGGTACAAATTATCTGAAACTTGTGAGTACAACTGTGACCAGCACGCTTGCGCGAATTAAGGGTGAAATTCGGGGAGTCACGCAGGCTATTAATACCATTAAAGGAACAGTGACCTTCTGGACAAATATGGTGGATAACACCATCAGCGAAGTTACAAACGTAAGCAATGTTCTGAAATCCACTTTTGGTAACAGTCGGTATGGGCGTTACAGCAAAGGTGGTGTTGGGGGGAGCTCATCCGCTATTTCCGGTAATACCTCAACCACTGATATCGATAATGATCGGGAACTGACGGATCTGGTGATCGCGAAATCAGTGATGGATCGTAAAAACATCTCTGATACGGTTGGCGTCCTGAATAACTCGACTACCCCGGACGGATTTGTTCAGGGGGTATCTGATGTTGTTAATGCGATCCTCAACAGCGCCGGTAGCGTCAATGATCGCATTTCTGTACTTGAGAGACTGGCTAAATCTGTCAGCACTGAGTACCAACAATCAGACAGCAGTAAGGCCGTATCAGAAAGCATGAATACGCTGATTGTCGTATTGTGTTCAGGCGCTATGGCTTGCGCAGCAGCTGATGCTAACCCGACCAGTCGCGAAGAGGCTGAACAGATAACTCAGCGTGTAACCAGGCAACTGGATACAGCACTGGTGCTCGCCGGTGATCGTGGTGATGATGATATGTACGTTTTGCTACTTGGAGTAAGGACATCATTTTTATCCACCATGAACGCTCGTTCATCCGGACTGAGTGAATTGATGGAGGTCACCACTATCAAGCCGCTTCCCGCTCTTACACTGGCAAACCGATTTTATCAGGATGTCTCCCGTGCTGATGAGCTGGTGCAGGAAGCTCGTGTTCCGCATCCGGCGTTTATGCCGATCACCATGAAGGTGTTAAAGCAATGAGTGCTGACAGCGATCATGAAGCCGTCACGCTGACGGTGGGAGGGAAAGTGATTGAAGGGTGGGATTCTGTCCGTATCACTCGTGGTATTGAACGCTTTCCTTCCGATTTCGATCTTGGCCTGATGGATTACTTTCCCGGTAGTGATGAAAAACAACTCGTCGAAGAAGGGATGCCCTGTACCGTTCGCATTGGTAATGACCTGACAGTAACGGGATATGTGGATGACTGGGAGCCTGCAATATCGCGTTCCCGTCATGAGGTGCGTGCGACGGGAAGAAGCAAATGCCAGGATCTGGTGGATTGCTCCGCCGAGTGGCCAAACAATGTCATAAACGCCAGCAATGCACTGGATATCACATCCAGACTGGCGTCGCACTATGGTATTAGCGTTTCAACGGATGTTGATGACCTGGTGAAAGTTCCCCAGTTCACCATCAACTGGGGTGAGTCTCCGCAGGAAATTATTGATCGTGTGGCCCGCTGGTCAGCTCTGCTTTATTACGATCAGCCAGACGGTAGCCTGTTATTAACTCGTGTCGGAACGCACCGCGCTGCCAGTGGTATATCTGAAGGTATAAACGTCGAGCAGGCTTATTTCCGTACATCTATGGCGGACAGATTTTCTGACTACGTTGGTGTCTCGATGAGTGTGTCACCGATTGCCGGATATTCCCCGGATAGTGCCTATGATGCAGTGACGCTGGCAACAGCCAGAGACCCGGAAGCGGCCAGAATGCGTTACAGGAAACACATTTCAATTGTGGAAAGTACGTTGATGGCCACGCAACAGGCGCAACGTGCGATTGACTGGGAAATGAATCGCCGGTATGGACGTTCAAAACAACTTACCGTGACAATTGACTCATGGCGGGATAAAGACGGGAAGTTGTGGAAACCGAATACTCTGATCCCTGTCAACCTCCCGACACTCCGCCTCCCGGATACCGAAATGTTGCTGGCCGAAGTCACTTATATGCGGGATGACAATGGCACGCATGCGCGCATGACACTGATGCCGCCGGCGGCGTTTGCCGTCCAGCCATACGCATTTTACCAGCAGCTTGCGGGGTTCAATACATGAAGCAACTACTCAGGCATGCTGCGACTCGTATTGCAGGAATACTGGGGATCGGGCGGATCACATCACAGAAAGACGGTGGTGTGGTGCAGACGGTCCAGTACCAGACGCCACTGGAAGTGGCCACTTCGCCACGAATGGCGGAATTTGGTTTCTCTTCCGCTTTGCCAGTTGGCTCTGATGTTGTTCTTGCCTTTATGGGGGGGGATCGTTCTAGTCCGGTTGTCATCGCATCGAACCACCAGGGGTTCAGGCGGACCGGGCTGAATTCTGGCGAAACGGTTATTTATAACCAGTGGGGTCTTGAAGTCCATCTGACAGAAAAAGGCGTATTCATTGACGCTAAAGGTCAGGATGTGGAGGTCAATAACGCAACAACAGTGACCATCAATGCCAGTGAGGGGGTGATGGCCAAAACCCCATGGCTCAAATGTACGGGTGATATTGTGGATCATTGTGAAACTAATACCCGAACACTGAAAGAACTTCGCGACGCCTATAACGAGCACGACCACCAAGTTAAAAGTATTCAGACAGGCAACGACAATATATCCAGCGAGAAAACAGAGGAGCAGGTGTCATGAGTGATATTTCCTCATTCTGGAATGTAGATGAAATGCTGGCTGAGTGGGAGAAGGGGCCGGGGGCCCTTGTCACCGGCTTTGATCTGCAGACCGCGATTATTATAAGCCTGTTTACCGACCGTCTTGCGCGTGCTGATGACAATTATGAAGACAGTGATCGCCGTGGCTGGTGGGGGGATGCTGGTGGGGATGGGCAACTCGGATCCAGACTTTGGCTGTTGCGGCGAGAGAAACTGACAACAGATGTGGCGAAGCGGGCAGAAGAATATGCTCACGAAGCACTGACCTGGCTGAAAGATGACGGGGTAATCAGTGAAGTGCTCCCTGCTGCTCAAATTGTCATGCCAAACAGGCTCAATCTCATCATCCGGTATTTATCACCGGACAAGGGGTGGCAGGAACTCAGATTTTACTGGATATGGGAGCAACTTAAACATGCCGTTTAAACGACAGACGCTGAGCGAGCTGCGTGATGAAAACCGCAAATTTATGCAGGCAGAACTGAAAGATGTGGGGGCGTTGCTCCGTTTTGCCAATCTGAAGGTGCTCGCCGATATGGATGCCGGTATGGCGCATTTGCATTACGCTTACCTGGATTATATTGCACTCCAGACTAACCCGTTTACTGCCACCGATGAGAATCTTGCGGGATGGATGGCGATGAAGACGGTCTACCGTAAACCCGCTTCTGCTGCCAGGTCCCCACAGGCCCAGGCTTCAGGGACGCCAGATACAGTTGTTCCTGCGGGGACTGTCCTTAACCGGGGGGACGGGTATCAATACAGGACAGATAAGGATCTGAAAATTCAGGAGAACGGATATGGTTCCGTCGCTGTTACTGGTGTTTTACCGGATATATCCTCTGATGTGACTGGCGGTGGTGCCCGCGGGAATGCTGATGCCGGAACTATCCTGACTCTTGATGTCAACATTGCCGGAGTGGATACACAAGTGGTATTGCTGTCCGCTGCGACTGGTGGCGCAGACATCGAGGATGAAGAGGCGTTCCGTCAGCGTGGACTTCTGTCCTGGCAGAATCCTCCACAGGGTGGCAGTGATACAGATTATAAAAAATGGGCGCTGGAAGTCCCGGGTGTAACCCGCGCATGGGTAAAACGGCGCCTGAATGGAGCCGGTACGGTCGGGGTATACATCATGTGCGATGGAAACCTTAACGACGGGTTCCCGGTTGGTACTGACGGAATATCGCAACTTGAGGAATGGGGGGCAGTGAAAGCAACGGGGGATCAACTGGCTGTTGCGGACCATATTTATCCTAAGCAAACCGATACAGCCATTATTTTTTTGTGTTCACCTGTCCGCAGAATCATTGATCTTGAAATTGAGGGAATCAAAGATGCCAGCAGTTCCACTGTACAGGCGATAAGGTCCGCGCTGACTGATCTGTTTTTTGAAGAATCAAATCCCGATGGAACAGGGAAAATTTACCTATCGGACATCAACAAAAGTATTGCGGCCGTGAATGGAACAACGGGATATATCCTGAACTCTCCTGCAGAAAATATTGCATTTGTCACAGGTGAAATTCCGGTGCTGGGGGAGGTTAGTTTTGTATGAGTCTTTATTCGTATTCTGATTATGCTGATGCACTCAGCGCATTGCTACCTACAGGAAGGGCGTGGCCGCGTGCGACGAAAACGGTACAGGCTGCTGTCCTCCGGGCTCTTGGGCGTTCATTGCAGCGTTCTGATGAGGGGGCTATTAATCTCATCGCAGGGGCATTCCCTCCAACAGCGACAGTTATGCTTTCTGAGTGGGAAAGCTCTCTTGATTTACCGGATGATTGCTCGATTAGCGAAGTTGGGGGTATCAGCGATCGCCAGCGCGCTGTGGTGGCAAAATTAATCAGTACTGGTGGGCTGAATCGCGATTACTACATTCGTGTAGCAGCTGTGCTGGGATATGACATTACTATTACCCAGTTTCGTCCTGCAATGTGTGGGATGTCAGCATGTGGTGATGCTCTGAACAGAGACGAATGGCCGTTTACATGGCGAATCAATGCACCGGAGAGCACTATCAAATACGCGCTGGCAGGCGCATCTTACTGTGGTGACCCTCTGGCATCCTGGGGTAATAAACAACTGGAATGCGCGATCAGTAAAATTGCCCCCTCTCATCTGAACATCATTTTTAACTATTCATAACGCATATATCTCCTGAAATATTTATCGCTTAATAAGAAGTGAGGATTAATCATGCTCAGAATCGGGCAAGTTGAAACTACCGCTACATCTGATGGTTTATACACAGATGGCAGTGTTGCTGGTGGTATTGCGGCTACACGCCTGCGCGCATCCGCCTTTAACGCAATGCAGGAGGAGTTGGCGCACATCGTTGAGGAGGGGGGGGATGCTCTTTCAATCGATGATATGACTCAGGTGCTGAAGGCTTTGAAAAAGCTTTTTCTGAGCCGCTCAAATCCATTCGGAGACATCGCTCTGGATGGTCCAGAGGCAATTGCATTGGCTCTATCAAACCTTCATTTGGCAGAAGCGGGGAATACCAGCGGCAAACTGGCGCTGATCGGTAATACCAAAACCGACAACGATAAGTGCGCGGTCATTGTGAAAACCGGTTCTAATGCGAATGGTAAATACAGAATCTGGAGCGACGGCTCAATTGATATGTGGGGGAACGGGATTGCAAACGTGAATGGTGACGCTCTCGTTAACTATCCGATTGCTTTACCTGCTGCTGCCCAAAACGTTACGACGACACCGTTAGTATTATCGACAGGAACAAACCGACCAACGACATCTGTCATGCTTGTCACTGACCTGACCACAGCTACAAAGGCGACTTTTATCGTTAAGCGTTCGGATGGGACTACTTCCGCCGATGGCTTTTACTGGAGTGTAAATTATGCGGCTTTTTAATCCTGAAACACTGACTGAAGTTATCCCCGGTATTCATAGCACTGAAGGTGCCATAGAACTGCCGGATGATAACTGGTTTTTTACCGCAACAAAAATTCCGGATGGGAAAATGCTCGCCGTAAATGATAACGGCGAGCCGATATTAATTGATATTATGCAGCCGGAAGCGTAGGCCATACGGGTTTTGCTGTATCGACACGCATCAGTAGAACCCGGTATTTTTTCCATTCCAGCAGCAATGCCTTTTCTGCTTCAGTTGCCATATCAAGATCAAAGGCATCCTGTAGCGGCGTGATCGCAATGTTAGCCTCTGCCAGTAAAAATCCTTTCTTTTGCTCTGCCTCTGCCACATCCGCTGCGTGCTGCGCTTCGACATCCATCACCCATTTTTTCCCGTCCCATTTATCGAAGAGTGACGTTGGCGCAGCAGTAACGAATCCATCTTTGATCGGCCCGATGTAGTCCACGACTGACGGTGCTTTATTATCCAGCGAATAGACGATTACGCCGCGATGATCTTCCTCCAGTTGCCAGCCGGTGCCATTGAACAGAGACACCTTTCCCGCAACGTCTTCGCCAGGATCAATATCGGTTGAGTTGCCAGGCATGCTCACACCGATATGAATATATTCATCCGACCAACCAGTATATTCACCAGTCACTGAGTCAAAATAAAAACAGCGAATATTACCCGCCTCAATAGCCAGTCCATTTTCATCAAACACTGGTTTCATTATTTAGCCCTTACGAGAAAGTTAAATGCAATGTTACGCGGTCTATTTTCATTAGCAGTTGGTACTACTGCATCTGCGGAAAATCTTGTTGCTTCCAGCGGTTTTTGTGGGGATGTGGCTACGGTTAATGTTGCGCTACTATCACCGGTTGCAGAACCGTCAAACGAGAATACGCCACTTGCGATAGATATCGCCCCTGATGAAGTTGCATTCCCGCCCCTTGAATAAAAACTACCAGCGATATTCCTGATTGCATCACCCTGAACCGACAACAATGCCCGGCCACTATCCACCCCGCGCCCGTCGTCCAATATTCTGGGGAACTCACCACGTGCTTCGGAGAGCCGAAGGGACGGGATAATCAGTGCAAGTAGCGGATATTGCGTCGCAGAAAACGTCGCATCATTCCATTTTAAAAATACTTGACCTTCCCACTGTGGCAGCAATTTATCTGGTGTTTGCGCTGACGCCCAAAAAAACGGCATTCCTATCGGAAACGCGCCTGCTCCCAAACGAACATTTGAGAGACTTTAGCCAACTCATAATTTGCCGATAAAATCACCACCACAACATGTGAAGGAGTGATTGAAATTTATGCAATATGGGTATGCAAGGGTGTCAACATTTGACCAAAACCTCGAATTACAACTTGAAGCACTTAACAGGTTAAAATGTGACCAGATATTTGAGGATAAAATATCCGGTGCGAAATCGAAAAGACCAGGCCTGGACAAGATGATGAAGAAGTTACGCCCCGGCGACACCGTTGTTGTCTGGAAGTTAGATAGGTTAGGTCGTTCTCTAATCCACCTTGTGGATTTACTACGTTATTTCCGTGAGAACAACATTGAATTTATCTCCGTTACAGAGGGGATAAGAATTAGCACCTCAATTGGGCGCTTCGCTTATACGATGCTGAGCGCAGCTGCCGAGATGGAAAGGGAAAACATAATCGAGCGAACTCGGGCTGGATTGGCTGTGGCAAGGGCAAAAGGACGAATAGGCGGAAGAAGGCCTAAGTTGACGACTGAACAGTGGGCACAAGCTGGGAGATTGATTGCAGCTGGAGAGTCGAGAAGACGAGTGGCGATAATTTACGACGTTGGCATGTCGACACTTTATAAAAAATTTCCGGCCAATAAGTAAATCATAGCGTTACATGGACCATGAATTTATCTTTTTTGACACGCTTGATCTTTCAACTTTGGGTGATTACTGTATATATAAACAGTATTTGTGTGAGGTGGTTTATGCCGCGACGTTATGACATTGAGGCCGCATTCAGGTCTGCAGTAGTTGTTGAGTCCAGCGGTCGCAGGACACTACGAACCGTTGACTTTGTGCGAGAACTGAAGAAGGTGAACTGGGATTTCTCTTTACGGGATGCAAATGCCTGGATAGAGGCTAGTGTTAGCACGTTCAAGGACATTTCCCCGACAGAAGGCGAAGATCGTTTGTTCATGCTCTTTAACCCGAACGGAGGGCTATGACATGGGATTTCCATCACCGGCTGCCGATTATCTTTCAAGGCGTTTAACGGTCGATATGATTTGTGGGATCTCAATGAACAGTCGAGTTCTGGAAACGTCAGAGGGATATGCGGTGATCGACGTGTCATTGAAGGCTCGTCAGGGTAACATTCTTGTGATTCTTGCTGGTGGTGAAACGCAGTTAGTAAAACTGGCAGGCAGGGCACTGATATCTGAAGATGGGGAAGCACTAGAAGGGTTGGCACTGGATGGTGTCGAACTATTGGGAGTTGTGACGTACTTCATCAACCGCGTAAGTGACGATAATTGTCCGGTGATCTGACATCAATTCACGTCAGGATCATTCCCTGTTTTCCTTCTACAATACCCCGCATAAAAGAACCAGCCGTAAAGGCTGGTTTTTAGTCTGCGCGAGAGGATTTGAACCTCAGCCCCGAGACGCCCCATGATAAAATTAATGAGTATTTGAGCGCACGATTTTTGATAATAACTGTTGGTATATTAAGTCGATAAAACACTGGAATTCATTGATTTTAAAGGATGCTAAGTTATTAGGATATACCATGCATAAAACTTAACTCATTGAAAAGCATATTAATAAGACCGGTCTTGAAAACCGGCGACCCGAAAGGGTTCCAGAGTTCGAATCTCTGCGCTTCCGCCAGATTAAACAAGGGGTTACCGAAAGGTAACCCCTTTGTTTTTATGGCACTTAGAATACAATTAGAATATCCACTTAGAATATCTCGCGAAAAACGGTTTATTTTTTCACGATTTTCCTGCCAAAAGCGGCGCGTCCAGCGTCGGAGTCACTTTCACGTTTGGCGTACAGCCGCTGCTGAGCTTCAGTAAGAATACAGATCGTAACCTGACCCGGGTGCAGATGCCGCTCCAGTTCCGCCGTAATGCGCAGTGGGAGATGGAGAGGGATATCACCATGACCGGGAAGAGAACCACGCTGTTTCTGGCTACCGGGGTGATCGACGATTTGCCTCCGCGTCCGTTTGAAATCCGCATGTTGCGCATCATGTATGACTGCACGACAGATTTGTTGCAGAACAACACGCTGTGGTGCGGGTAACTCTGGTCTCATTAAAAAAGCATAATGAGACCAGAGTTATTTTAGAAAATAACTTTAAATCCAAGCATGGCGCTTGTGTCACTGTACCCAGCATTACCAATTTGTTGGGCAACGTTGCCCCAGAGGTTAACGTTACGATTAAGCTGGCTTTCTACACCGGCTTTCAGCTCTGCAATGTTCCGTGTTCCTGCCTGTTCAACGTCAACACCACTCATAGATGCGCCAAAGCGTTTTGTATTATGGATCCAGTTAGCTTCGACGAAAGGCTCGAAAATTCGCTCTTTCCCTTCATCAATTTTGCTATGACCTTTGATAAATACACGTGCCCCAAGGCGGGACTGAATATTACCGTCTCCCTCACTGGTCACTCGCGTCCCATTAGCTTCACGATGTGTTTTGGCTTTAACACCCATCCAGGTTAACTGGCCAACGGTCTGGAAATAATAGCTTTCACGCTCATTTTTCTCACCGATTTTCCAGGTATAACCGGATTCAAGGGAGGCGGTGTATCCTTTCGATTTATAATCTTCCTGTGCCAGACCGTAGCCACTGACTGTGTTATCAAACCAGTTGTACAACAACCAGCTATCCACATAGGCACCCGTCTTTTCTTCATTATCCTGCAACCAGGTGCCATAAACGCCAACGCTGTAACCATCAATACTACCGTTACTGTAATAACGGTTCAGTTTGTTATGTGAGTTACTTTTCTGATTAGCATAACCGCCCATGACGCCGAGGTGATAACGGTCCTTTTCATCGCCGCTCCACTGCGCTATATCTCCACCTAGTTGGACAACGTAGCGGTTAGCCTGAGTGTTGATTTGACCGCTGTTATCTTTAAAGCGCGTATGTCCGCCGACGTGTCGCATCCAGAGGCTGGATACGTTGTCCGTTTCTCCCTTCAGTGCGTTTACATAGTGAGGTTCGCCCAAACGGTCATGTAAACGATGCTGGAACAATGTGTTCGCGGCTGCGATGTTTGCCACATACTCTCCACCTTCCGGGCGAAGCACTGGTGTAGGATCGGGGGTCGGAGTTGGATCGGGAGCTGGGTTCGTTGCAGTGTTGCTGACGAGATACCAATTTTCCCCTTTACGCACTACGTCATAGTCATAGGCGCCGGCAACAATACGACCGTATTTGGTAAACGTACCAATCGATTCGCCGCCAACATTCACAATTTCGATTCCCTGATGAGTCAGTGCACCCTTGCCGCCAATATTGTTAATGCTGACCTGGGTGTTTCCCGCAGCCACATCTCCCAGCACATACAGTTTGTCGGTTAATGAATCATCGCCACCGAGCACTGTATTCAGTGTCAGGATGCCATTCGTGCCGGAATAGTCCTCAACTACGTGCAGGAATTTAGGTGTGTAAGACGCGAAAGTGGTGGGTGCAGTGTAGGTTAAATTTGCATCATGAAGATCGAGGCGGGTAACAACGGAGTCTTCTGTCATATTCCAGATACTATTTGTTCTGGACATATCGAGGTAGATATAACCGTTATCTGCCGTATTCAGTGATTTATCAGCATTTAACTGGGTGGAATTGGCGCTACCGGTAAACGTGGAGCCCTGGGTCATGCGGAGATCAATAACCCCTTTATTTTCAGCTAACAAATTGCCGTTTACAATATAGGTTCCACGGGACTGCTGCCCACCCAGGTATGAGGATCCGATATACGAACCGAAACCGGTCGAATGCATCGCATAACTTCCGGTGCCTTCCAGATCGATATTCACATTCCTGGTCAGGAATATTTTTCCGCCTTCATAACTTTGCGTCTGGGCTCTGAGCATGCGCGTTCCCGGCGGAACATACTTATTACCATCCTCTGCTTTCAGGCCTGCAGCCCGATCGCCCCGGGTCACCACTGAAACATCGCCAACCTGTATCATTCCCGTTTTATTCGCGTAAACCGCATGGGCTTCATCCCCATTTGTTTGCACAGAAACATTATTTCCCAGCGTGATACGGGCGGTACTATGATCGGGAATAAACCCAAACGCGTTTTGATAGTAAGCGGAGCCAGCATACACACCGTAACCCGCCCCTCTGTAAACGTTGCTGCCGGTACCATCGGTAATAACAGAGACATTATCTCCTGCGGTTAAGACGTTATTTTTGTTACTCCCCAGGGTCAGTTCCAGCGCAATTCCCATTCCATATCGTGCATAGATATTCGTGGTTCCGGTAAGCGTGATATTGGCGTAATCCACTTCCTGCAACAGAATGCCGGAAGAATTTTCACCATAGGTTTTAATTGTTAAATTACTATCAATGATCGCCGTGGAAATACGGCCAATAATGCCATCTGAATATTTACCGATAGTGGAAATAGTAATATTATCTGCTGCTAAATGATGCGTTGGTTGGCGAAAATCTAACCCGTAACCTCTGTCATTCGCTGTTGTATTAATGGTGATATTGTCATAAGCGTTAATTTTACTATCTATATCATTAACCAGCCCTGTATCTCCATTGCAGATGGCAGTGACACCATCTGAAGAACTACAGACCGCTTCAGCCGTATATCCATGACAGGGAAGCATGCCCAATACAATTACATATTTTTTAAACAC